GCCTATATATTGCGACCTCCCAGGGGCAATGCAGACATGCTACCCTGGTGGTATTTAACGTCATGACTCACCCCCATTTCTGGGAAATGATAGACGGGTGGGCACTGAGTATCTTACAGAGTCACCACCATTTACCGTCGTTTGGACGGGAGGATTGCGAGTATCTTACGCAGTTGCCCTCCGTGGCTTGGGGGGATTTAACAATGTAGCTTTTTCCCTAGCCACAGTGACCTTGTATCTCGTGGGTCTTAACGGTGTTCTCCGAGGCGGCGAAGAGCTTCGTGCTGGCTCAACATCCTGTCGTGGAGGGATAATCTCCTCGTCAACCACGACTGCAACGCATCCAGGTGTTGGTGGCTTGGGTTCAGCACATAATGGAGCTGAAAGCAAGTCCTCCGCTTTTTGAACTGAATCCAACCACTTGTCGAAGAGATTTCGGTCGAATTCTGGGAACTGATGATCAATTTCCACATCCATCCATCCTCCAACATTATTGTTGGGGAACTGTACGGAATCGTCGAACTGAGACCACCAATTACCGAGTCCAAAAAGAGTTCTGGGGCGCAAGGATGAGAGCAAAAGCACTCTCTTGCAAAGCTGACCGATAACGGGTGTATTTCCATCGGTTGCCACATAGGACATGGATTTCTCGACCAGCTTTTGTTCAGGCGTGACGTTAGAAGGTAAGCGAACCGTTGTATGGAACTTCGAGATCTGTCTCTTGAAGTCACACATACTATCAGGACACCCTTGCCAGACTTCGGGCGAATAGTAGCGTGCCAAGAAATTGACTCCTCGATAGCCTCGGTACACCAAGGCCGCTTCCAATATGAGCCCTGTCTGTTTTGACGCCCACTGGTGAGATCCGATGGGTAAGTTACCATCGAGACCGTCGTCACCGAGATGGATGCCAAGACTTGCAAAGGCCTCCTTAGGGGAGAACATTCGGCCCGCTTGGTTCCTCGTGTGCCTGAATCCAAGATATGCGTTAAACGCAGCTCGGAGGGTTTGGAAGAGGCTGGTTGCTGAACAGCCTGATCCGTGCGAACTTCCTTGATTAAATGTCGTCCCGTGGGGGAGGTACCCGACGTTGTCGACATTCCGCTTGAGTAATTCATTCAAGCACGCAGAGTGGTTTGCAAAGGCCTTCATACAAACCGCCCGCTCAACCCGGCGCAACGTATAGGTGATAGTGCCATCCATGCGGTGATAATCAGATATGTTGACAAAGTCAGCAGCCTGGCATATCTCCACCACACGGTTAGCTATCTCTAATGGCGTCTTGCCGGGGCCATACCACTTAAACTGCTTCATATGCTCTGACAGTGCTAAAGCGAAAGTTGCCATATCCAGTTTATCAGCATCATTATACTGTGAAATATTACGAGGATCTTTCACATCGGGATAGGCTTCCGCCTTCCCAAAACACTTCAAAACCGCTTGACGAAACTTTCCCGTCAACACTGCCTTCGCTATCGACAGCTTCTGGGTACTGCGCGTCTGTTTTGAATTCACAACTTCAAAACAGACAGGCTCAAGGAGCATGCCACTCACGACGAGGTCCGCAAACTCGTCGATACATCGATCACGGAAATTGCTGGGGTGTGGCTCGGGTTTTCTCAGAGAATTGATCCGTCCCTCTACGCATCTCTCCTCTCCAGCCCGATTTAACACTGGTGCAAAAGCTCCGTGAACGATTGGACTCATAAACGCTTGGAGCTTCGGGCGAGCTGCCTGATCAAACTCATCTGGTTTGTACTGGTATGCTCGAACTCCCTGCTCCACAGGATACACGACGAACTTAGCTTTCTTCCCACACTTGCGGTGATAATCCGTCAAAACCGCGGCCGCAGGTCTGTCTTTTACCCAGCTTGCGGTAGTGGGGAGCATTAAATTTGTCGATCCTAAACGTGCGACAGTCGCAATGGCATCATCATCAGCGCAGCTGACAGTGGCACACAGCGAGGATCCCGGCCTCGCTGTGGTCACCATCAGCGCTCCATCTGAAGACATGACATTGAACCTCACAAACTTTTCCCCTCCTGCTTCGACTATTGGATTGAAGCGCCGTAACTCCTTGGTTTCCAAGAGTAGATAAGCTAAAATAGCAGCTAGGCCACTAAAGGCCCTAACTGGTGCTAACAACACCATCTGACGATGCTTGCCTACCTGTTTCCGTTCGACGGCATAAGCTACTGCCCTTATGGGCACGCCACAGATCTTCTTCACAACTAAGAATGAATCCGCAGCGTAATCCCATATGCAATGGGAATAGCCTCCGCCACCTGCCACCATCGTGCGCAGGGATCCATCTGCTTCAAAATAAAAAGCGGATTCGTCATTTGCGCTTGAGGTGGCTTCTTCCGGCACTACGGTATAGAGAAGAACGGGCTTGGCTTCGGCGACCAACATCGCTGGCATGTCGACATAATAATCGACATCGCACAGGAAGCGGATGTCCCTATGACCAGGCCTATCGTTGCGATTCGCAGCGTTAACGTCCTTGGTCCAGTACCACTGGCGAGAACCCTTCATGTCCTTCCTTTGATCGGAACGTGACATGCCCACCACATAGACCTCAGTCCCGCAATATTGCGCGACATTCTGGGCATATCTTGTGGCGGCGGTCCTCAAGCTAGCGGCACTAGCATGCGTGTGGCCCGAAATAGCTACAACGGGATCCACACAAGTGGTAGTGAAGGCATCACGCGACAAATCAGACACAATAGCTGGTTCATCGGCTAGCCATTCACACAGGGCAGAAGCAGCATCCCGCAAACTCCCCCGCTTCGTGTAGGCGATGCAACAGACCCCTGCAAGGCCTGCTGCCAACAGGTGACATTTACCTGGCTTCCACGGCATCATACTAAGCAGTTCCTATCTTCGAATCGTCAAGTTGCAATTAGTATGGTTTATGATAGTTAAATC